TAGCAATAATTTGACCACCACCTGCTGCTGTTCCTAAACTAAAATCAACATCGTTACCACTTGATCCGCCAGTTACAATGTTGCCTGCTGGAATAGCAATTAAATTACGAATAATAGTACCTGCTGGCTGTACAAAACTTACATCTGTATTTGTATCATCTGTTACAGCAATAGTAGCTGTAGTTACAGTGACATCCCCTTGTATTACTTGTTGGTCTGGATTGGTCGTTTCAACTCGATCAGCGAGTCCACGAACATCTCCTGTTCTTGCTGAGTTGCGACCAGTATCTCTAATATTTACTGCTGACATAATTCTTACCTCTTGTTATTTATTTTTTAAAATCTTACTCTAAAAAAAAGAAAAGGGGGTTTTTACACCCCCGAATCTAATTAGTCAATACCGTAGAAAGCAGAAACTAATGCATCGGCACGAAGTACTTTAGATCCATAAACATGGAGTCCTCGTACAATGTCACCAAATGAATCAGGATCTCTGATTACTTCAGTACTTGTTATAGTCTGAGCAGTAGCTGTAGAAGACATGTGACCAGCCAAACATTTACCAGCAGCATTAGATGCAGCAGCTATGTTGTTTGATTTGTACATATCGAATCCACGCAATTTACCGCTTGAGACTAGACCATTCCTAATAGAACCTTGACCTGCGTTGTAATCAACAGACAAAAGTTTAGACGCTGAACTTGCAAGAACTTCGTAGAAGTCAGGCGAGGCTAAAAACCATCGACCTTCTTCAGGAATGTTCTGCTCATCAAGTAGACGAGCCATGTGCGAAAGTACATCGATAGGATCGTGTTCAGATGATCCAAAACCTATGTCAAGATTACCAGTTCCATCAAATGTGCCTGCTGCTAAATCAGTAGCATTGTCAGAACCAAGTATATGGTTAGGACTTGAAGCAGAAACACCTGCGAACATAGTAGCAATTACACCTTCATCATAAGCATCTCGTAGAGCGTATGCTGCAGATGAACTAGCTACTTCTTTAAAGTTAACGTGAGACATTGAAGTTTCAATATCGTCAACGATGAATTTAAAAGCGTTAGCTGTATCAACTACAAGAGTCAACTCTTGATCTGTTAATTTAGTTGCTGTAACATCTGCTCCACGTTCGTATGTGTACACAGTGATTTCAGGTTCTTTTATTATCTTTACGGAATCTCCGAAAGCGGCAATCTCACCAGCGTAATCTGTGTTGGTGATCGCTTCTACAACCGAAGCCTTTCTAAAGAAGTTAAGAACCTTTTTAGAGTAGACTGCGGGAAGAAAAAACGAATTAGTTTGACCACTGACGGAGTTTGCAAAGTTTGCATTTGTATCAGTACCTGGTTCAAAGAACTGATCTGAGGCGTTATAAGCCATAGTTACTCTCCATTATTATATCAAAATTAAAAGTTAATTATTATTTTACTATCCTGCCTTCGTGAATCGCTATTCCGATTTCATCTTCAAATCGATCAAACTCATCCATAGACATTTTAGCAATTTCCCTTTCTGTCCAGATTCTGTCTTGCTGGGGTTCAACGGCAGTTGTTTTAGTTGAAACCATATCAGCAGCAGATTTTCTAGACTTCTTTGAAGATGGTTTTCTAGCTTTAGAAGCATCCATTCCCATATCACGTTTATATAAATCTAACGCACGACTTGCAAGATCACCATCATTAGCGTTTTTATATATCCAATCTTGAATAGATTGTGGTTGTGCTTTCGCCCAGCTATGAAACTCATCACTGTTTTTAATATCTTCAAAATCAGGATGGTTGTCTAGCAATCTATTTGATGCTTGTTCTGCAACTAATTCTGTTTCACGTTCTTGTAAACTTGCAAGTTTTTCTTCTAGATTTTTAGTTCTTTCAGAACTTTGCATATGTGCTACAGTTTCAACTACTTCATAAACATCTGGATACTGTTCTCTAAACTTTTCTAAGTCCTCTGGAGACTTTGGAGCTACATAGCTTGGTCTGTTTTGAGCAGCTTCTTCTAGTAGTTCTTGTTCTCTAGATTTAAACTCATTCAATTTAGAATCGTAATGTGTTTTTAAATCATCGTATCTTTTTTTATAATCAGGTGAACTTTTAGTTTCCTTTTTATTTTGCTTTGGTTCTTCTTTGTCATCCTGAACTTCAGGTTTTTCAAAAAATACTCCATCAGCAGATACAAACGGTTTTTCTTTCTGGTTGTGCCATTCTTTATTGGCGTTATAAGGGTTTGCTTGTTTTGCTTGTGTTGCCATCTTCGTACTCCTACTAGGGGCTTTCTAAACAAAGTAGCTGCAAATGTCGACAGTGCAGGGTTTGTTTTTGTTAAGGTAGCCTTTCGGTTATTGTTGTGATAGAGTGCTTAAAGTTTTAAGGTGGCTCTATCGTTATTGCAAGCGTGGGTTAACAGATAACATTCCTCTTCTGATTTCATCTTCTGCGATGTCCTCATCAACAGGCTTACCGTATTGGTCAACCTTTTCTTCATCTATTGCACCACCCTGTGCTACTTCCTGTCTTCCAGCATCTGCTTCAGCCTCGGCATCTTCCATCATACTTTGTAATCTGTCCGCGCCTACTTGCTCTGTAGCTTTTGCTGTAAAAACAAACTCACCATCCGACAACCTTGCGGGTATCGAATCGGAGACTTCCGAACCTGGGCCATCAACTGGGCCAGATCCTGAAAATTCTGTAGCTGTATCCATAAGCTTGTCAAACATAACGCTTAACTCTGGATCAGCTTCTAATTTATTCATTAATGACATTTCTTCTTCGGAAGATAAAGACTGTGAGACTATGAAGTCTAAGTACTCATCTTCCATTTGCTCGTCAGGCATCATTGTTTCTTCTGCAGGCATTGCTTCTGCCATCGGCATCATCATAGCCATTTGAGCATCTACATCTCCACCTTCTGCAAAGGGTACGTTATCATCGGGTTCTCTATAATTAAAACCTTCTTCACCTTCATAAAAAATTCCTTTTGCCTGTCTTTCTTCTTTTATTGTATCTTTATTTTTTTCATATTCTTCACGTTCTGCTTGATGCTCCATTAACTCTTTTTGAATTTGTTTTAAACCTGCTATAGCATCTATCTTTTCTTTACCAAAATCGCGTTTAAAAAAACGATTAATATTTTCTAAAACCTCTAAAATTTTATCTTTACTAGAAGGTTCTTCTTTTACTTCTGAGCCTTCTTCATAGCCCATTCTAGCTACAACTTCTGGAGCTTCTTTTCTCAATGCTTCAATACCTTTACCACCTTCAGCATACATAACCCTACCGCCTTTTTTATAAGTATAAGAAGTCTTTGCAGGTTTACCACCACCCATTTTTTTATCTCGTTTCTTTTCAACTGTTACAGGAGCTATGGTGATTGCCAAGCCTTTCATTTGATCTTTCATTGAGCCGTTTCGTTTCATTAATTATTCTCTTTAATTATTTGTTTAACCGATTGGGGGAGTTGGAGCAACCGTTCCAGAGAACTGATCCTCCCCTGGCTGCGGTACATTTCCAGTTCCGATGTTGCCACCGCCAGTACCCGTAGCTCCAAGTTCTTGAGGTGCTTGAGGTACTCCTCCAGCGGCTCCCATTGTTGGGGGTTGTTCACTAGGGGGTTGAGCTTCCTCGCCTGCATTTTGTCCAGCATTTTGCATACCTATTATTTGTGCCATTACAGCGGCTTCTTCAGGATCGTTTAGTATTTCATCGGGATCTAAGTCTAAGCTATAAGCCAGTTCACTAATTAGTTTAGAGATTTTAACAAAAGGTGCAATAGCAGGACTCTGTGCAGTTTGTAAGAACATAGTTAGTCTTTGACTGCGTACTTCTTTTTGCATCAAGCTATTTGTTCCAGAAGCTTTAATTTCTAAATCGCCTTTAACATCCATACCACCTTCAAAGAACTGCATATTCCATTGGAAGTAAGCTTCACCTAAAGGCTTTAATAAAAAATCATCTAGGTTTTTAACAACTGTTTTAATATTTAAACTAGCAGCGCCTAATAACATTGACATACCTGATGCTGTTCTTGTCATACTTTGAACACCTGTTTGTCCGTGACTGTAACTAGGTATTCCTGTTTGTTCATCAGCAAGCTGTCTAAACTTATCAAACATCATCATATTTTCATTAGATGTGTTAGGAAACTTTAAGCCGTGTATAGCCTGTCCAGGCATCCCTGCCTGTCTACGGAATATCTTTCCTGGATATATTTCCATAGACTGTCCACCTACTAAAGCAGACTCATCAATATCAAAGACTACAGAGCCTGATAGAGCTAAGTTATCTACAGCCATTCTAGCGTGACCATTCATTACTTGCTGACTGTCATCCATATTTTCAGCTACACCAATACCAAAGAAGTTATACGGATTTCTTTCGTAAGGGAAAGCGTGATAAGGAATACGCGCAGGTGTAAAAGGATTAACAACAGCTCTCAATAACTTATCTCCAGTTACCCAAGCATTAATCTGTACTTCGTCTAAATCGTCTACTGTGTCGGGTAAGTCGATTCCTACTTCTCTTGCATACTCTGCATCCATAATACCCCAGTACTCTAAGACTTCATAGTTTCCTTGATAGTCTTCACTGCTACTGGAATCATCTTTTAAACGGCTTTCAAAATCTTTTTCTTCGTAGTTAGGCCCCATCTGTAAACAATTACGAATAGCCTCTTCATCAAAGTAAGGCATATTGCGTAACTGTCTAAGCTGACTGCGATTCATTTTATGACGATGTACAATGAACTCACACTCATCCATATTAGTAGCGGAAGGATCTGGATAAAAATCCCAGCAACTTACAAATTCTATTCGAGGAACTCTAACTTCTAAAGGGTTATATTTTCTATCCCCTTCTTCTGAAACATCCCACTTATGTAACTTCTTATTAAAATTAAACGGCCCTTTAACAAGACCTGTACCTAATAAAGCAGCTTCAAGTAAAGCATTTCTAATTTCAGACGATCCGTTAGATTCTTCTATCTGATCGTGAATAAGCTTTTCCATTCTTCTTGCAGCTTTTTGTGCAGGATTTATATCAATTTTACTTGGATCAGGACTATAACCTTGCTTTAACATATCACTAGCTTGTTCTTCTAAAGACTCTGTAAAGACACCTTTATTAAACGTAGCTCCAGGTTTAAGAGTACGTCCATCACCTACATAGCCTACATCATAAGGGTTTTCTTCTTCTTGAGGCTCGTCTTCCATACGGTTGCCTATATTATCAGGCAAAGAAGTTTCCATTCCTGGTATAGGATTAGCGGTATCTAAATGAGCTGATCCATACTCACCTTCAGGAACTTTAGTTTCTGTAACGCCTATAGGGAATTTACCTGTTCCAAACATTACATCAACTAATTGTCCAAAGGCAGCTAATACTTTTGTCTTAGTAATCTTTACAAAGATACGAGATTTTTCAGAAGCTCTAAACTTAACGGATTTATTATATAGACCTCTGTAGTTTTCATAGGCTTTAAGCCATCTACGCTCATCCATATTTCTTTTATCTTCAGCTTGAGCAAAACGAGATTTAATTATCCCTACTAAGTTAGACCGCTGGTCTGCTTCTAAGTTTAAAGATTTGCCTGTTTCGCCTTCGACTTCTTCATAGATATTGTTTGCACTTAAAAAAGTGTTTTCATTGTCGGCCATCTACTTAAACCTTTTAGTATACTGTAAACCTATGGATTTATTTTTATCTTGTTTAGACAACTTTACTTCAAAGTTCTTTCCTATTTTTCTTTTAACAGTAATTTTTTTACTTGCAGGATTATCTCCAAACTGCTCACGGTTAATACTGACAGTAGTTTTAGGGCCTTGTGCTTTTATTTTTGTAGAAACACGATTATTATCTTGAAAATGATTTAAAGAAGTTTGTACATCTTTAAAATTTTTAGATACTATAACGCCTCCGCCCTTACTATAGGACATTCTTTTATTTTTTTTCATTCATTAATACTCTACGCCAAGTACTAACTCTAAATCTCCAACCGACATATTAGGAGTAACGTCTGTTCCTGATAAAAGCATAAAACAGAATACACTTGTAGTTCCTGTAGCAGCTTGTAATAAAATAGGGAATCTTTGTTTAGATACAACGTCTCCGTCAGTTGCTCCTGCTCCTTCTAAATTTATATCAAAGTTAAATACTTTACCACCGCCGTAGGTATAGTCATCTGCTGAACCGTCAAGTGTCAACCTTCCCAGTACTTTTGCTGCTGCAAAATCAGCATCAGATATATTTCGTGCTGAGTTAGCTGCACCTACAGACTGAGTAGTCTGACAGAAAAACAATTCTCCATCAAATACCTGAGTAGATTTAGAAATAATCATAGCCGATACAAGTTTAGAACACTCTCCTTTTTTTCCTACTGCTAAAGGTAGCTCTGTGTTATTAAATAAAACATCGTTGTCAGCATAAGCGTCTGCTGTAATAACAGGTACTACTCTTATAACTCTTCTAGCTTGTTGATTCATAGCCATTACTTCTCCTAGTATCCGAATGTTGAGTCTGATGGTACATAAACATCACTTCTAATTCTTAATCTTCTGTCATAAGGATGGTCTACTCTTGGTCGACTCATTAACATATAACGTAAAGCATCATAAGCGTGATCTGAAGCGTGAGTATCTACATCTTCAGAATTAGTTTTAGATAGTGGAATACCTTGCAACTCCCTAATAAGGTTAGCGCAATTCTTCACTATCTGTAATCTAGGTCTGTTATTCTCAGGTCGCTTTCTTAAGTATTCGTGTATCTGTACTTTTCCTGCAACTCTGTTCTTATCAGCCCTTCTTAATTTATGACCTTTATTAACGAGTATCTCGCCAATAGTAGGCCCTGAGTAACCTGTCCTAGCCCACGCTGCTGTATCTAATACGCCAGCTATGGACTTAATTTCAGGTTCTTCTAACTGTGTTAATTTGTCAGCTAACGCATTTCCTGTTAGACCTTTTTGGTAGAGTTCTCTATATATTATAATGGTCTTATCTTCAGGATCAATGGCAGCCCACAAACAACAACTTTCTGCAGCGTATCCATAGTCTACGCCTTTAAACCTTTCCCACCAAGATGGTATATCAAAAGGATCTATAATGTGGTGTTCAGGATCAAACTCCGCAAATGCTGCTCCTTCTGCTATATCCCAATTACCATCTAGTAATTGTTTACGTTGTACAGCAGGAAGCGAGTTAAGCATCCTTTCATATTCACCATCTTCTGCTAGATAAGGATTATCCTGTAATCGAGCAGGGATGAATTTTCTTGTTAGCCCATCGTGTCCTAAGAATGTTTTATTAGGTTCGTTAGGCATTACATATCTTTTCTTTACCCACTGCGCTCCCACGCCACCTGGGTTTGCTGTGCATCTTAAATAAGTCTGTAAATTTTTATCTGTTGTTCTTAAACGTGAAGCTAAATAGTTCCAACCAAACTCTGTAGGTAGATGAGTAATCTCATCAAACCCTATCCAACTATATGCTTGTCCTTGATAACGGTAGACATCTGCATCTCTTTCTAAGAATCCAAACTCTATCTTAGCTCCACTAGGAAACTGCCATAGTTTTTCTACTTCTTTAAACCTAGCACCTTTAAAGGCTTTAGGGTATAGCTCTCTAGACTTATCTATTAGTTCTCGTAATTCAGGCATTGATTTTCTAAGTATCAATGCTCTGTGTACAGGATTGTGACAGGAGCGCAATGGATCTATTAACATTGCATAACTCTTACCACCACCTGCAGCTCCACCATATAAGACATCCTTTTCTGGTGCAGCTAAAAAATCTTTCTGTGGCCCTTTGTTAGGCATAAACTCAACGTAGGAACCTGTTTCATCTAAATGTTGCTGTATAGCATCTGGTAGTTCTTTACTTTCTGCTTCAGTAATAACATTAGATGTTAATACTTTTTTACTTGTAGCTAACTTCTTTTCTTCTTTGCGTAAGTTTCTGCGCAATTTTGTAACTTTAGAGTTTTTCTTTCTTAAAGCTTTTTGTGCGTGTATTGCTGCTTTAACATCAGATAACTCATTATTTTTAGGTCTACCCCTTTTCTTCTGGGGAGTGCCATCTTTCTTTAGTATATAGTTCCCTTGAGAATCTGTCAAGTATTTTTTAGGATTTTTTAGCCAATCGTCCATAAACTTTATCCGTATGTTTTTTTAAGCCTGCTCTCGACATTTTCCTACCTGTTTCAGCCTCTAACCAATCTACACCAATGCCTAGACTAATTTCTCCTGCGTGTACAGATTCAGCTACTTCTTTAAGTATATTGAGTTGTTCAGGTATAGGTTTTAAGTAACCGTCTACAGGAGACATCTCATAACCAAAAGGAACAGTAGATGATGTACGTCTAACATAATTATCAGGAGCTAACATAGTCATTTGATTTAACTGTTGCATAAGGATACCCAGTGTCACCACTTAACCTTATTAGCCCAATAAGCTGCAGACGTTTTACCTTTCTTTATATTTTTACCGTGCCTAGCTTTAAACGACTTACGTTTAGCTTTCATTCTATCAGACTCACCAGCTTTAGGTTTACCTGCAGTGCTTGCGCCCTTTTCACCAAAACGTATCATACGAAGTTTACCGTTATCTTTGATAAGAACAACGTGACTTTTTTTACCTTTCGATGAAGCTTTAGGTTTGTTTAAACCTTCAAAGGTCTCACCTCTGTGTGTTACACTCATTATCTTTTTTTCCCCTTATGTAAACCGTGGTTAGCCCGTTGTTTACCCTGGGCAGTAGCTTCTCTTTTCTTTTTATTAGCGGCAGCTAGTTTCTTTTTACCTGCTGCAGTAGACTGTAGTTTCTTTATAGTTGCTGCAGGCGCATAGACTTCTCCTGTCTTAGAAGATTTCTTACCACTAGCAGTACGCCACTTTTGTTTTGTCCATCTCTTTAAAGACTGTTGAGATTTCTTTAAGGCCATTGTTATTTTTTCTTCTTAGCTTTTATCTGAGCTGTCTTAGAAAGATCCTTAAGATGAAAAAGCTTAACACTTGTTTTAGTGTGTGCTTTATTTGTATGAACAGTACCGTTAGGCATTTTATGAGAAACACCTTTGTATTCAGTACCGTCTTTTTTATAATGTTTAACGCCTTTCATTTATATCCTCCACCTGCTTTTTTATATTGATTAGCTAATAGCTGTGCTTTACGGGCAGACCACTGACCAGCGTTACCGCCTTTAGTTCCTGCTTTAATTTTATTAAACAAACGCTTTCGCATAGTAGGTTTAGTGTAGTTACCTGCTTTGTTTACGGTTGATTTCTTTTTTTTGGCGGCCATAGTTTTCCAGTTGCGATAACGCTTCTCTATATTGCAGTTTATCTTTACGTTGTTTTAAATCGTAGCGTTGTTCTTTCTTACCTTGTTTTTTAAAGTAGCTGTCTCTACTGGTATTTTTCACAAAGGTAACTTAGCTCTTAACTTAGCATAGAGTTCTGGTTTAACTCGCTTTAACATAACTACACCTATTACAACTATAAATATTGTACCTATTAAAAAGTCCATAGTGTTATTCCTTATTGATTACAGTATAATGCTCTTTATCTATTTCAATTGGGGCTTTATCTGGCATTAAAAAGATACCCCCACCTACATTATGGTTGACATCCACTCTATCTATCTTGACTACACCTACTCTATCGAGCAATGTAGTGGCCGCAGCTAGTTTATTACTAGCCTGGACAATAGGTCTGTTGGATTCCATAATCTCTACGAGCTTAAAAGCTGCTTTAGGAGCTGATGTTGCTAGTACTTCTTTAGTTAGCTCTAGTATTTCAGATGTTAAACTCTTAACAACGTGATGATGAGGTGAAGAATAGCCTGCTAACTGTGCAGCTTGCTTCGCATCACCTTGAGTTTCTACAAGATGCTTAAGAAAAGACTGTTGCTTCTCTGTTAACTCTCGTTTTACTTCTTTTTTTTCAATTGTATTTAATACTGACATTAGAATAGTATATAGTTCCCTTGAAGATCTGTCAAGTTATTTACGATATGTCTTGACAAACAGTAATCTGAACTATATACTAAAGTAATCTTCCCCCCAGGGTTCAACCTAGTATACCTAGCTCTATAAAGCTCTATAGAGTCCGCAGATATACCAGTATTCTATCTGGTTAATGGTCTAAATCTATAGAAAATGTATATGTATGCTATATATATGGGTGGTACCCCCTATGGTCTCCTGCCCCCCCTTAGATCTCT